TGCAGATGATTGGCGCGTTCGAGAAAGCCAACAAGGCGCTGAGCGCCATGCGCAAGCAGATCAGGGACCTGCGGGAGACCGAGGCCATCCCGGCGCCGCGCAAGAAAGAGATGATCGACCAAATCAAGGCTGAACAGGACCGCTTGATGGCGATGCTCAATAAGGCGTATTTCGAGCGGAAGCGGGTGCTTGCCCTGAACTAGGGGAAGGCGATTGTAACCGTCATCCACCATGGTGAACAACGATGAATAAATCGTAGCCGCAGGCCGTCGGTGCTGTCGGCACCAATAAACCATTGACGCGAGATCTGCGGTCCGGTGCCGCGGGTAACTAAGCTGTCGAGCGACCCAACTACAGGCTCAAATTCGACCGGTACGCCCGCGCGGTCGAGCGATACGCCGATAATCTCGCAGTCCCGATTCTTGGTGTAGCTCATCCGGGCAAGCAGCCCGCCTTCGGTTGGCTGCTGGTCGACAAAGTTGACCTTGGATGTCACCGGCCAGACCGTGCCATCGAGCGGCGGCATCAGTGGCCCCCATATCGGGATCATGGCCAGAACGAGCAGGCAGATAACGACCGGCCACGTCCATGTCACGTTGATGGCGAACTGTCTTTGTTCGTGCGGCGACATTAGAAACCCCCTGCCGCGGCCAGCGCAGACGTGGATAGGTTCAGCCCGCCTCCGATGACGAAAGCCGCGAAAGCCATGACGATAGAACTGACCATTAACCAGGTAAGCCGCGACAAGATAGCCTCGATCTTTTCGAGCCGGATGTTGGTGTTGCGGAAGCCTTCGTCGCGTGTCGCAAGGCTGAGACGGATCTGGGTCACCGTTTCCTCCAGATCTTCGACCCGGCGGAACAGGCGATCATAGTCGGTGACTGGAGGCATCTATGTGCATTATCTCGCTGCATGTATCCATAATGGCTCGGTAGGCATCATAGTTGCAGCGCGCAGACGGGCGCAGTCCGTGAATTACTCTACGTCTTTCCAGACGCCGGTGTCACTGTCAAATACCCGCTTGCCACGTTTGCGCGATGGAACGCGCACGGACGGCAGCGCGTCTCGCCCGCTGACGTGCTCGCTGTCGTGGCCCTTTGGCTTGCGGGGCAGCAGCGCGAGCACCGTGCCGAGGATGACCGCCACGGCAGCAATGACCGCGGGCCAGCCACCAAGGCGCTTGAGCAGGAGCAGGAAGCTCCACGACAGGGCTACGATCAGGCCGACCAGACCACCGACGATAAGGATCTTGTTCAGCCATGTGACCTCGGCCCACCACTCCCACGCCGCCGACTGGATATGACAGCCGATATTGAAAAAGTCGCACATCAGACTTCTACCTCGACTTCAGGTGCGTTGAGCGCGGCGACCATCTGCTTCTTCCTGCGGTTGGCCCACCAGCGCCACGCAAGGCCGCCGACCGTGAGCAGCGCGCCGACGATGATGAGGATGACGACGAGCCGGCCGATCCAGCCGCCGGCGGACGAGAACGGCGTCAACTGTTCCTGCAGCGACTGGAGTGCGCCACCGACGCCCGCCGCGCCGATGCCCGCGCCAGTCGCAGCGTCGGCGACGCCTTTGCCGGGAGACTGGATGTCCACCTGCTGCGTAACCGGCGCGGCGGCCACGGCATTACCGTTGGCCATCGCCATGTGCAGGGCCGCGCGTGTCTTCGGCCCGGCGATACCGTCAAGCTGATCCTTGCCTTTGGGCAGGAACCCCGCCTTCTGCGCGGCAGTCTGGAACTCCCTGACGGCTGTTGGGGCGTAGCCTTCCAGCACCAGTCCAGCACGCGTATAGAGGCGCAACCGATCATCGAATCCGTTCAGCCCGCCATTGACCCGGCGGGTGATCATCTCGATGTCGTTCTTGTCGGCGAAGACATTGAGGCTCTTGCCGGTCGGGTTGCCGACGTGCCAGTACCAGATGGCCGACAGGCCCTCCCACGGATCGGTGTTGATCAGGTCGGGGGTCTTGATGAAGTCCGGCGGATCGAGACCTTCGGCGACGCACCACTTATGGAAGCGGGTGACGTTACCGCGTCCCGTCAACTGGATCGGGCCGCGCCCGGCTAACTTCTTGCCGTCGCCCTTGACCGTGTTGCCGAGGTCCTTGCGTCCTTCGTACCCTCGCTGCGCGGCGGTCGGCCCCCAGATTTCCCGGTCGTACTTTAACCCGCCGCTTTCATGCGCGATCTGCGCAATGAACTGTGCCAGACGGTGAGGTTTGTCTAGCCCGGTCTTGGGGCCGTACTCGGTGAGCGCGACGACGATGGAGTTGATGTTGGACTTGTCGGGCCTGCCGCCCGCTATCTGGGCGAGTTGGGCGGAGGTGACATTCATATCCGAGACCTCATGTCATCGTCGGGCAAACAACTGGGTAACAGACCCGCCTGTCTTGACCTGACGCGAGACCGGTCCGTTCTTCGTAACCTCAACTATCACAGCTTCCGGGGACGCGGCAACCTCTGGCGGTACACGGCCGATGACGCGCACCATCCGCTGCTTGCCATCGATACGTACCCGGTCGGCGCCCTGCAGCTTGCGCGTGGCGCGGATGAACATGCGCTCTACCACTCGCTTCCAGTCATCAGGCACGTCTGCCGTGCTGTCGCCGATGTAGTCCTCGACGGCGAGCAGGATCTGGTCCTTGCACAGCAGCGTGTTGACGAACGGCTTCATCACCTCGGCCATGATGCGGTCCAGTTCCGACGACGACGCATCTGCCATGTCGGCTTTCGACGCGGTCATGATCGGCGGGGCGAACGGGTGGTAATCGGAGCGGTCGACGGCGCGCACGGCCTCAACGAAGGCGCCGACATTTTCGGGCGCCGCCATCCACGCACGCACCTCGGCCCAATAGGCATCGGGCATCGGCTGGCCGTTCTCGCACACGAAGAACCGCCGGTCGTTCATCGGCAGCGCCAGGGCGTCGGCGTGGTTGGTCATGACGATGATCGAGGCGAAGGTCTTGCCGGGGGTGTTCTTGCTGCCCTTGCGGACGACATGGATGTGATGGTTGCCGGGGTCGACGGTTTCCTTGAGCTTCTCGTAGGCGTTGTTGCGGGTCTGCCAGCGCCCGACCGAGGCGGTGACCTCCTGCGCCTCGTCCACCACGACGACCAGATTGTCGATCTGCCAGTCGTTGTACTGCGCCTGGTAGGTTCCGCCGCTCAGCGTGGCGAAGTTGATGTTCTGCACGTACTGCTCGGTGAACACTTCGCGCAGCAGCGCGGTCAATGTGCCACGGCCTGTGCCATACTGGTTGTTGGCCACCATGATGATACCGGGGCCGCGGTCGGCGGGGTGCTCGATCTTGTGCCCCAGCCATTGCATGAAGTAGTTCAGTTCCGCCGGGATCGGCAGCAGGTTGCGCAGAAACTCCAGCCCGATGCGCGGGTCGCCATGCGTCGGCAGGATGTTCGGCTTGTAGGTGTTGACGTGGGTGTCGCCGCCTTCCTCGTAGAACGGGTACGGGCGGTCGGGGCGCATGGCCTTGGTCTGGACCTTGCGCAGGTCGGGGTCGCGGATCCACATGTCGGCGAGGCTGACGATCTTCTTGCCGCCGTTCGGCCCGGTGTCCTCGAAATAGACGTTCTTCGTGAAGTTGGTGAAGTGCGCGAGGTCCATGGCCGCCGACATGCGGTTGAGATCGCACACCTCGTCGTCGTCCACGACGTAGACGTAGCGGTCGATGGCGCGCCGCAGATTCTCATCGAACTGCGCGCGCGGGTCGAGCGATTCGAACTTGAGCGGCAGCGGGCGTGGCGGCGCCTGTTCGTTGCGGGTCTTCTGCCTCGCTGCCAGAAGTTCGCCAAGCGCCGACGCCGAGCGCTGCATGTCCTCCTCGACCGGGAAATGGCTGGTGTAGGTGCCGTGGTCGGAGATGCAAAGGACGCCATGGGCGAGGCTCGCCATGCACGACCAGGTGCCGCTCGTGGGGCGGAACGGGTCGGCTTTGAGGCGTATGACGTCGTCGGGATTGGCCTGCAGGATCTCCGTCAGTTCGGCGACGGTGACCTCGCCGATCTCCTGCCCCTCGAAGAGCATGTCGGGCTCGATGTCGTAGGCGTGCGTGTAGCCGTGGTCGGTGCCACCACCGGGGCTGTGGCGCTCGAGGCCGTTACGCTCGAAGAACGCCGTGGCATAGGCGACCAGCGCCTCGACCTGCGGCAGCGTGATCGTGGGCAAGTCCATGTACTCGTGGTCGAGAAGGCTCTCCTCCGGCCACTGGTAGGCGTGCTCTGCATCGCGCTGCCCGTAGGCGGCGAACTGGCACCCCTTGCCAAGAACCTCGACGGCGTAGCCGGAACCCTCGCCACCGGGCAGGAGGAAGTGACCGGTGGTGCGCTTGCCGATCTTGTCGGTCGTCCGGTAGACCCACAGTTCGCGCGGCGGCCGACCGATGCGGACGAAAGGTGACTCCTCGACGATGCCTTGTTCGACCACCTCGTCGAGCAGGTCGTTCAGCAGGTCGGCGTCGTCAATGTCCCAATCCAGCGCGATGACATCACCGCCTCGTATGCCGGTGTCGAGGAAGCTGCCCGAGCGCGCCCACGCCTTGGACTGGATCAGTTCGGGCGTAACCTCGAGCGTGGACCAACCTTTGATCAGGCACATCTTGGATTTGTTGGCGAGGGGCGTGAAGCCGTTCTCGTAGAGCTTCAGCCGTAGGGCTGTTCGGTCCTTGCGGGCGTCGAGAGTCATTCGGCGGCCTGCATCACGGGCGCTACCTGCGCCTCGGCTGCCGCGATGCGGGCGTCAGCGATGTCCATATACTCGGTGCTCATCTCAATACCGATGAAGCTGAAGCCTTCGAGCACCGCCCCGCGCCCGGTGGACCCGGAGCCCATGAAGGGGTCGAGGACCGTGCCGCCCGGTGGCGTGACGAGACGAACGAGGTAGCGCATTAGGCCGGTCGGCTTGACCGTCGGATGCGTGTTGCGATACTCGGTGTTCCGCCCTGCGCTGATGCTGGACGGTTTGCCGCTGGTGCCGTTGGCCGTGGCGAAGGTCACAACCGGTTTGGGTTCGGTGGTCATGCCGTCGTCGCGGTCGGCCTTGGACGCCTTGGCGACGTAAGCAAAGCGCTTACCGTAGCCCAGACCCCCAGCTTCCATACTCTGCGGCGTGCATTTGAATGTGACAGGCGCGGCAGAGCCATCGGATTTCCAGCGGCTTATCGTAATCGTCGTGGTGCCGGTCGGCTCGGCTGCTTCCGCAACGCTCACACGGACATTGAGCAGGAAAGGCTTTACGTGCGGCGACTCGAGCGAGCACCCGCTTTCGAAACTCAGGATCGTCGCGATAGCGGCTTCGCTTATCCGCCTTAACTCGTTCGGCGTGGCGGTCGTAGAAAGACCCGTCAAATCGTTTAACTGCCTGCCCCCGTACGACGCCCAAGTTACTGCATCGCTTAGAGCAGAACCGACGGCTCGGTTTGACAGGCTGGTAGACTCGTCCGCAGTGTTCGCAAGCTCTGGGTTCCATCTGGCGAGAATAGACTTTGCGCGCCAGATAAGCAACTCATCTTCGTCGAAATCGGCGGTCTTGAAGAACCGGGCGGCGCTGCCGTTGTCGCCGCGGGGTGGAGTGGGTGGGCGAACACCAAAGTCGCCGTAGGTATTGACGCTTTGTTTCGCGCCATGTTCCGGCCCGACGTAGCCTTGCTGACCTTTCGCGTTGGGGAAGGCGCCGAGCACTTCGTCGCTGCCGGGGTTCGGGAGCTTGTTGAACAGCACCTGAAGGTGTGGCGGGAGCCGTGCGAACTCCTTCTCTCCTATGCGCATGGCAGCGTCCTTCCGTGCTGAGCGTAGTGGCAGCGCTCGCAGAGCGTTTCGCCGTTGGATATGTCCCAGAGGACGGCAGCGTGTTGCCGCGCGTCCTCGCGTGACTGGATGCCGAGTTCAGCGATCAGCTCGCCGAGGGGCCGCTTGTGATGGCTTTCCAGTTTCTCGGCACTGCCGCAGCGCAGGCACTTGCCGTCCCGAGCCTTCACCGCGTCCATCCAGCGCCGGTTTTCCGTCATCTGACGAATGGACGTGTTGAGGCGGCTGCTGCCGCCGTTCCAGCGATAGTGACGCTCGCCGCGAACTTTGGCACCGCGCTCAGCAAGCCGATCGGGATTGGCAGCCCAATATGCTTTGTGCGACTCCGACGTCTTCCGTTTGCTCTCCGGGCGGTGGACGTAGCCGGTGCGGTGGTTGTCGCCTTTCACGCGCCCCCGAGAGAGGCCATCATGTTGTGCAGCGGTGATGCCCACCCCCCTCTGCGCCTCGCTCCTGCATCCCATGCAGGCGGCATAGCGAGAGCGCGCCAGGTCGGCCGGCCGCCGATAAAGGGGCTTCCCGCAGAGGATGCAGGCGGTGTTAGACGTTCTCATAGAACCACCTCCACACTTCCTTGCGCTGCTCATCGCTCGCCAGCGGATCTAGCTGATATTCGTCCTCTGGGTATGAGAGGATGACGTTGGCGGGCCATCGCCCTTTGGTGTTGTCAGCTACAAATTCACTGCGATCTCGATCATTCTGTACCCCGCCTGCTAGCGCACCGACCTTAGCTGTTGCGCGACCTTGCGGGCGCGCGGATGCTTGATCGGCTGCGCCGAGATACTCGACCCGGCACCCGTCAATGTTCAGCGCCCCGACGCCATGCGCGGCTAAGTTCGCGGCCATCGTGCCGATGAGCGGCTTGCGCGCGACCACGATCGGTTCATGCGCAGGCTTGAGGGCTGTGCCCCAGCCCTTCCACTCACCGTCCTGATTGGAGGATTTTGGAAATCCTGAGCCGTAGAGCCACATGATCTGGTCGCGGATCTCGAAGCCTGCGTCCTCGATAGCGCACGCCATCCGGTGGTAGGTCCGGCTGCCGCCAAAAGCGAGGATGTGACCCCCAGGTTTCAGGACGCGCAGACAATCTATCGCCCAGAGCGTGCACCATTCTTGGAATAGCTGCATACGAGCCGCGTCAGACGAAACCGGCCGAGGCTCCGTACAGACGCACGGTGATCCACCTTGACCTACGAGAAGCCCACAGGTTGAGCACCGGACTCGGTTGCTACCTTTGAACGAGGGCCAGTCGGTTTTTCGGTTACCGATTCCGGGAGACGAAAACCCACCGCTGGTTGCGCGCCAAGGCGCGTCCCAATCCTTACCCATAAACTCCAGCCCATACGGCGGATCAGTGACGACGGAGTCGATGCTGTTGTCCGCGAACTCTCTAAGGACTTCGCGGCAATCGCCCTCGATCAGTTCGATGGTCATAGGCGGTTCCTTTCAGGTGCAGCCCTCAAGCCGGGGCCGTCAGCTAGACTTGGTGTAAAACCAGTTCGTCGAGACTTCAGCCGCGAGCGGCAACCCCTCGGTCCAGTCGAACCCAGCGACCATAGCGGCTTCGAGACGTTCGGCAAAGCCGCTAGCCATAGTGGTAGGGACCTCGCCAATCACCTCATCGTGGGTGTGGCCGACGAGGGCGCCCGGCTCATCGGCCTCGAGACGGACGAGTGTCTGCCGCAGGATCGAAGCTGCCGTTGCCTGCGTCCCGTTCTCGACCATCAGGCCGTTCCACAACGCCCGGTAGCCCATGCCATTGAGGTAGGTGATGGCGTCGACGTCCTTGCCGAACTTCTCGACCTTCTTGATCTTGGCCTTGGGGTAGACGATCGGTCGCCCGTCAGGCAGGAAGCACACCAGCGTACCGCCCATCAGGCCCGGCACGAACTGGTAGGTCAGCCGCCCGGCAGGGTACATCTGCAACGGGTGGCTGAGCGCCGAGAACGCCGCCTCCTCGCACTTGTCGCCGAACCGGCGCGCCCAGCGGTTGCGGTCGCGCCAGCCGTCGACGATCAGCCGCGCCTCTTCATCGTTCAGGCGCATGCCGTAGCCGCGCGCCATGGCTTTCAGCGCGCCGACCGAGCCAAGGAAGCCGAGCGCCAGCACGGCGACCTTGCCCGCCTGCCGCATGCCCTTGGCTTCCTTGTCGCCTTCGGCGTAGCGCTCGTACAGCGTGGCGGCGGGGATGTTGAAGATCGCTTCGGCGTTGAGGATGTAGAGGTCGTCGCCATTCCGGAACGGCGCGAGCACGGCCTCATCGGCATCACGGGTCTTGGCCAGCCACGGGTTCACCCGCGCTTCGATCGCCGACCAGTCGCCCCACACCAGCATCTTGTCGGGCGGCGCGATGAACGTCGGGCGAATCAGCTTGGCGAGGACCGACGACACCGGGCCGATCTCGCGCAGCCGGTCGATGGGTACGCCAGCCGCCACCATGTCGAGGACGTCGAGCTCGTTCTCCAGATAGGCGCGTGGCAGGTTATGGACCTGCACCCCTCGGGACGAGTAGCGCCCGGTCTGCCCGGCGCCGTTGAAGACGTACGACCCGCTGAGCCGACCGTCGACTTCCTGGTTGAGGATCTTCTCGAACTTCACCGCCGAAGACGACCGCCCGAACTGCAGCAGTTCGACGAACTCGGTAACGTCGTCGGAAGGCGGCGTGTCGGATGTCTGAATGTCCTCGAGCAGGCGCGTCATCACGTCCTTGGCGCCGGTCAGCCGGGTGGCTTCGCCCGTCTCTTCGTCGCGCTGCTTGACCATGCCCGCGGCGAGGTCCTCGGGCAGCCGCTCGTACAGCCATTCGTTGATCTGCTTGGTCAGGGTCGGGCTGTTGATCGCGCCGTCGGTCAGGCGCTCGCACTCGGCCGCGACGTGCAGCGCTTCCTCTTCACGGTAGCTGACGGCGCCGCGGCACACGTCGAGATCGGCCAGCATGCCGCGGTCGTTGATCCGCTCCGACGTCCAGTACTCCTGCCACTCGGTACCATCCAAGGGCCGAGTGCAATTCCACACGTCGCGCAGCAGCGCAGTGTCCTGCACCGAGTAGGTGAGGTACAGGTCCCACGCCTCGATGGCCGCCGCGATCGCCTTCTCGCGCGACAGGCCCTTGGCCATCAGGTTCTCGATGTCGGCCTTCGAGCCGGGGAGCGGATCCTGCCGGCGCGCGAAGCGCTGCATGATGGCCTTGCCGCCTACCGTTTTCTGGCCGAGGCCGAGCATCCTGCCCGCCCATTCGAGCTGCCCCGGCAGGTTGCTGGCCTGGCCCTGCGCCATGGCGTCGAGCGTCTGCTCGATTTCGATGCGCGGGAAACCATAGTCAGGTGTCGCGATCTGCTGCCAGGTCTGGCGATCGAACGAAGAATTCCAAGCGACCACGTAGCCGTCGGGCCGCGCGCAAAGATCCACGATCTCCGCAGGCACGCCCTTGAATGGCGGGCCGTTACCGTTCCGCGCCTTGCCCGTGCCGTAGCACCACATGCGCCCGAGCACGTAGGCCCACACCTCGGGCACCAGTTCGCCGCTCAGGTCCGGGCACCACAAGCGCAGGTCACCGGCATCCACCGCCCAGCTGAGCAGCAGCGGGCGCGTGCTCGGGTCGAGCACGTAGCGCAGCGTGCCGGTGACGGGCAGGTCCGAGTCGGACTGGGTCTCCCAGTCCATGAAGAGCATCGAAGCCATTGGTCAGATGAGCCTTCCGAAGTTGAAGCGCGGCTTATGCACCGGCTTCGATGGTGCGGGTGTCGAGATACGATTCGATGAAGACTTTCGCTGCTTCGGCATTGATTGCATTGCCGTAACCCCGCAGTCGTCCCACGCGCTGGGAAGAGCCATCAACCAGCGGCTGTGTGTCGGGTTCAACTGGCCGCCAGAAGCCATCCCGGCTGTAGAGCCAATCCGCATCTCGCCACTGGCTGTTAACCGGGCCGGGCCGTAGGGCCACTTCGCGTAGCCCATGTTCTCCTTGCGCTCCGGACCCATCCGGAACACTCCGTTCTGTTCTTCGAAGTCCAGCATTGCTACCGCCTGTGACAGGTCCTGCGGCGAGCCCTTGCGCGCTATCTCTGCCAGACTGCCTGCTGTCGTGCGCACGTTCTTCTCCGCGTCTGTCGCTCGCGGAGTTGGCCATGAAGCCAGCGCTACTCGTTGCGGGAGCGGAATGCCCGTATCGTGAGGGCGTACCGTTCCGTTGCCTCGTGCGTGATCCTGAACTGTCGGAGTCGGCCAGCCCGCCAGCCACACCACCCGACCCAGCAACGCGTTCAGCGGCACGTTCGCGTCCGGATTGCCGCCGTCCTTCCAGTCGCGTGTCGTCGTCGTCGGCCAGCCTGCCATCTGTGACATCAGCGATAGGCTCGTCAGCGATATCCCGAGTTCCGACCCCTTCGATTTTGCCTTCATTTTGCGCGCCAGAAACTGTTCCGGTGTTCCGCCGGCTTCTTGCGCTGCCAGCGTCGGCCACCCAGTAAGTTCGGTCTCGGATGTGCGGCGCACCGACGCCCGCAGACGGGAACGCACAAGCCCCGAAGGCATAACCCAGGGCTTCCAGGTCAGCTTGTACAAGGTCGAGCCAAGGCTCTGCGTCCTTGCTCGCAACCTGTTCACCAAAAAGGATTCGAGGTCGGTGCTCGCGGATGAGGTGTTCGCCTGCTGGCCAGAGGTGCCGCTCGTCAGCAAACCCCTCTCCCTTGCCTGCCGCGCTGAAAGGTTGGCACGGAAAGCTTGCGGTCCAGACGGGTCGGTCGTCGGGCCATCCGCTGCGTCGGAGCGAGTAGGACCAGACACCGATACCGGCGCAGAGGTGGACTTGATCGAAGCCTCTGAGGTCGTTCGGCGTGACGTCCCAAAGGTCGCGTTCATCGACTTCTCCATCGGCGATGTGTCCTTGCTTAATGAGCTCGCGGAGCCACGCCGCTGCCTTCGGATCGAACTCGGAATAGTAAGCGGTCATCGGTCCCTCTCAAGGAAACAGCCGGCAGCGTACCGCCGGCTGCGTTGAAGCGCCCCAGCCGATCAGAGACCGACAGCGCCCTCGTACGTCTCGAGCAGCGCGTCCTCTTCGTCCCGCTTAGCCTTTTCCATGGCCCGGCGGGCGACGAGCTTGCGGACGATTTTCGGAGTGTAGCCGTTGGCTTTCACCTCGGCATAGATTTCCTTGAGATCATCCTTCTCGGCGTTAACTCTTTCAGTCTGGTTCTCAATGCGCTCGATCAGCGCCTTGAGTTGGCCGTTGCCTTCGGTCATCTATCTCGCCTCAAGACGCGGTAGACGAGCCACAACAGTAACCCGGATTGCAACAGATCAACGATAGCGTTGAGCATGCTACTTTACCGCCTAACGCGACGACGAGGAGTGGCATCCGCCTCAGCCCTCTCGGCCTCGGCGTATTCCGCTTCGACGTCATCCTTGACCTCGGGCTCTGCCGCCGCGGCAGGAGCAGCGCGCTTGCGCGGCTGGCGCTCGGGTTCCTTCGTCTCGGGCACGCCCTGATCCTCGTCGGCGACCGGCGAGGTGTCGTCCATCGTCCGCCATTCGACGATTTCCATGATCGGGTTATAGATGCGCCCGTACTTGTCGTGCTTGTAGTTGTCGGACTTCAGCTTGACGATCGGCACGATGGC